CGCCTTGGGAAGCATTTAAAAACCTTTTAAAACCCGTTTAAAATGAAATTAGAAGTACACTTACGGCGCGTGCGTGAAGGAAAAAGCACCTACACCCTTGCAGGAGTAGTGCCCAGTATTGAGGTAGAAAGCTATCAAGAGGCTTTCAACCACCCCGAAGTAAAGCAAATGATTAGAGATGCCTACGGCAGTTGTTTTCATATTACCTTTTACAGCGATGAAGGTATGAAAACCTTTGAAATTAAAAAAATTAAACTCAATTTTAAATCAAAGAAAAAACCATTTAACTTATCATTGGCAGAGAAATACGGATTACCTTCTTAGGTATCGTCGTAAAAGAGAAAAAATAGAGTGCCGCAAGCCAGTGAAGTACCGCGAATAACACCACATCACGTTTTTTATATTTTGATTTTATTGTTGTTTTTCCCCAAGTCAGTACGACTGTCAGCAACCGCTGGTGAAGCAAAATCACCTTGGGAAGCAAGGCAAAAGCCAAAAAAATACACAAATGTACGCATACAAAGAAAATATATTATCCATACCTGCACGGCTCCTATACGATGATTGGGGACTGATGAGCTATGACTATTACAAGAAGTTATGTAATCGTGGTAAGCTCATCAATACCCAACCAGGGAAAGGATTAGGTAATGAAGCGTGGGTTTCCTTCCACGAATTGCCTGTGGTGAAAGGGGTTAATATCAAGGAGTTTTGCGTTAGAATGTTGGGCAGGCCCGAAGATAGTAAGATCTTGCAAAATGACCTCGAACCTCTCTTGGTGCCCGACTTGGAAGCTATTAACTTCTTTTCAAGTCACCGCAAGCCCAATGGGAAACCCCTAAAGATAGAAGAGCAACGAGAAAAGGCTACTTCAGCTATGATTTTAAACGCTATTGAAAGCCTCTTTAAAGGGCGTATCAAAAACCCTCTCTACAAAGGGAAAAAGGTGGAGATATGGAAAAACATTAGCGAGGCTGTCAATACGCTAAACCCCGAACGTTGGCACTTTGACCTACCGAATAACCCAAGAAGCCTGCAACGAAAATATAACCAGTATCTCAGTGAGGGCTACTATGCTTTTATACACAAAGGCGAGGGATCGGACAATGCCAAGGTAGTAACGGAAGTAATGGAGAGGCTTTTTATATCCATTTGCTGTATGCCTAACAAACCCTATATGAGTTCGGTGTATGATATTTATAGGCAGTTCCTTTATGGTGAGATAGAAATCTTTGACAAAGCCACTGGTGAACTATTCAATGTGGAGCAGGACTTTTGCGACGAGCACGGAAATATCTTAGAAGTCTCTGAAAGTACCGTAAAGCTATGGCTGAACAAACCCGAAAATCAGTTGATTATCAAAAAAGCTCGCAATGGAGAATATGACTTTAGCCACAAGGAACGCCCACACGTTAATCGCCATGCACCGCTTTACTCTATGAGTAAAATCACCTTGGATGACCGCGACCTAATGCATACCAAATTACCTAATGGAGATAAAGTAATGGCCTACTATGCTTATGATGTGATGAGTACCGCATTGATTGGTATAGCCCATAGCAGAAAGAAGGACAACGAACTATTTTTGGACTGCTTCCGCTCTATGTTTCGCTTTACGGCTCAATATGGCTTAGGCACCCCAATGCAGATAGAAGTAGAGCGACACCTTACGGGCGAACATGTGGAGGGCTTACTCAAAGCTAATAACATTTTCCCATTCGTGAGATTCTGTAATCCTACCAATTCGCAAGAGAAGTATGCCGAGACCATGATACGAGGTAAGAAGTATGGGATAGAGAAAGACAGACACCAAAATGTAGGGCGACACTATGCAAAATTGGACAGCAACCGCGTGACTACCCCAAAGATATTTGACGAGTTCAACGATAACTACAAGGAGGCTAAGGCTACCTACGAAGAGATAGTAGCCTCAGAAATGGAAGAGCAAACCCTCTATAACAATCAGCTACATCCCGACCAAGAGCGCTTCCCTGGAAAGACACGTTTACAGGTATTTTTAGAAAATGTTAATCCGAACCTACCGAAACTCAACCGAGCCCTCTTAGCGCAATATATAGGCAGATGTGTACCTACTACCATACGCAGGAACCAATATGTAACGGTGCAATATCAAAAGTACCAATTGCCCAACCCACAAGTTATTTCCCTGCTTTCCTCCTACGAGGTGCAGGCCTATTACTTACCCAATGAGGAGGGTGTAGAGGAGGTGTATTTGTATCAAGAAAACCAATTCCTCTGCGAGTGTAAGCGCCTTAAATCCTTTAATCGTGCCAATGCCGAATGGACAGAAGCCGATAAGGAGATATACCAAGAGCAAATGCATTATATCAAGCAGTTTGACCAATATACCAAAGCTATCACCACTGAAAAGCTATCTAAGATAGGCACACTTTCGGTGGAGAAAAAGACACAAAAAGTAGCCGCTTCTGCCCCTGTAGTAGCCTATGAGGAGCAGAAAACTACTAACTACAAAGCCTATCAGAAAACTAAAACAGAAATGATAAATAAAGCCTTATTAGACCTATGATCACAACAGCATTAAAAGAAAAAATCATTTTGGCGATTGCCGAAAACAGAAAGAATTACCAATCCGACAGCAAGCACGCACAGAGCTTGGGAATTAACACAGCGCAGTACAGTCGTATCAAGAAAGGCGAATTGGAGGGCGTACTTAGCGATGCCAATTGGGTCAGCATAGCCCGCAGGCTTCAAGTACAACTCAAGGACGAACGCCCTTGGGTAACGGTGGAAACAGAGACCTTCCAATACATCTACCTACAACTTTCGACCTGCCAAGCGCGTTCCATTTCGGCTATCCTATGTGATAGGGCAGGAATTGGCAAGACACATACTGCCAAAGTATATGTCAGTAAGAACAAAAATGCAGTGTATATAGACTGCTCGCAGGTGAAGACCAAACAGAAGCTCATTCGCAAGATCGCCCAAGAGTTCGGTATTGCCCATACAGGGCGTTATGCCGATGTATATGAGGACTTGGTATTCTATGTAAAACAATTGGAAAACCCACTTATCATCTTGGACGAGGCGGGAGACTTGGAGTACCACGCCTTCCTTGAACTCAAGAGCCTATGGAATGCTACCGAGTACGCTTGCGGTTGGTATATGATGGGTGCTGACGGCTTGCAGGCAAAAATAGACCGCAACAAGGACATCAAAAAAGTAGGGTATGCAGAGATATTTGACCGCTACGGCTCGAAATATAGCCGTGTAAGTCCTGCCCAAGACAACGAAGCAATTACGGCTTTCCTCTTGGGACAAATAGCCCAGATAGGCGCTGCAAACGGCTCTACCTTTACCCCCGAACAACTCTTTGCTCGTACCAAGGGAAGCCTTAGGAAAGTACGTACTGAAATAGAAAAAGTGCGAGCCGCACAGGCAATTAATAACTAATAACTAATGATAGATAACAAAGTAACGATACCAAGGGCTTACACCTATGAGGACTTGGCGAGAAAGAAATATAAGACTTTGCCCCTATCGGAACCTTGGCATACCCACTTAGGAGAGATAGAGCGAGCGGGAAGTATCCTTATCTATGGAGATTCGGGACACGGAAAGACAACCTACGCACTGCAATTGATGCGAGAGCTATGCCAGGGAGAAAAGGTATTATACAATTCCTTGGAGGAGTGTGGGAGCCTTTCGCTACTTACTAACTTGGAGCGTACAGGGCTTAAACAGTACAAAAATAGATATTTGGTGTGTGGAGAGCCTTTGGACAAGCTTATACAACGCCTTAGTCGCCCACAGCAACCTAAGATAGTATTTATCGACAGCGTGCAGGCTTGTTTTAGAGGGCAGAAAGCAACAGCTTATCATGATCTTATCCTGCAATTTCCTCAAACCCTATTTATTGGAATCTCACAAATGAGTAAGGGAATGCCCAAAGGAGCCGTAGCGGAGGAGTTTTATTGGTTTTGTCAGAATAGAGTATTAGTGAAGGACTTCAAGGCTTATATAGACAAAACCCGTACAGGAGGGAATGAGCTAGAACCCTACATCATCTCCGAAAGCAAAGCAGGGGAAAGAGAGTTAAAAATGATTAGATAATAGATAATAAAATATGGAAACTATAGAAAAGCAAAAGACATTTAGAGAGTGCCTACTTTATTACTTAGACTGTAAGTATTGGGCATACGAACAACTACAAGGGATGTACTTTGAAAAATGGTGTGAACAGGTGCATAAACAGAGGAAAACTTTAGTGGATCCAAGGATATTAGCAAAGAATGACCATTTACTGAATTGGTTTGCCCAGCAGTGGGAGGTCTATGTAGAGGGTGAGATAGCCAAGTACTACGGAAAGGCTCTCAGAGAAGGGGTATTTGACCGAGAGGATGTAGAGCTAATGATACACTTACAAATGGAGAATATTTATCACATTTACCCCAAGATATTACTGAAAATGATAGATAAAAGTGGAGAGCCTCCACAGATAATCAAGAGTGAAAAACGAAAAATAATAGCACAATGAAACAACTATATATGGACGTACTAAGGCTGGATAACTTCCTACAGGCCTTAACAGCACAAGAGCGGATGATGATACACCAGTATCACGCCGGATACAGGACAAGTGTACCAATAGTGGTACTGACCATCTACGAATGGATACGAGAAAATAACTGGGAGTCTCCTTACCTTAGATACGATCAGGACAGAGTGCTGATGTGGTACAACGAAGACAAAAAAGGGTGGGAACCGATAGAGACCAACGAGCTATATAAGGCAAAAGTAGAACGATAATTTTAAAAAAAGACAATAAAATGAAAGTTATTAGGGATTTAGACGTAACAGTAAACTATAAAGTAGTGCTTAGGAGTGCAATAGTATCTGACATGGTTTTTGAACAATTAGATAAAATGGCGAAATATAGATTACCTATTGAAGATAATAAGTCAGAGGAGTATAAAGAAGCTTTTGAATTTCTGACAAAATACATTAATGAATATGATTCTTGTAGTTTGTCTTATAAGGTTGAATTTGAAGAGTAATAACAATTAAAAAAGATAATAAAATGAGTGTAGATTTATCACAACTAAGTGCAGAGGAGCGTGCAGCACTTATAGAACAGGCGAAAGAATTAGACGCCAAGGAAAGAGAGGAAAGAAAAAAAGCCTATGAGCAAATGAAAGCTGATGCCATAATAGGGCTTATCACTGTAGCCAAGGACATCAATGAGCGGCTTACAGAGTTCAAAGAACATTCGTTTGAGACGATGGACACCCTACATGAATTGTTAAAAGAGTATAGCGGACGGCGTGCAGGAGGAAAAGGAAACTTTAGTGTGGAGTTTGAGAACTTCAAGGTGGATTACAGCAAGCAGGGTAAAGGTTCCTATGATGAGCGTGCCACCGAGGCGGAGAAGTATATCTTTGACTTTATAGAGAGCCGCTACTCAGGCGATGAGGGTACTAAGGAGTTTATCCTCTCGCTATTAGAGCGTAAGAAGGGCGAACTTGACCCCGATAATATTCAGAAGCTCTATAAGTACGAGAGCAAGTTTGCCGACCCGAATTTCTCCAAGGCATGTGAGCTATTCCGTGAGAGTTATCAGTATAACCACTCCAAGGATTATATCCGCTTCTATGAAAAGGACAAGCATGGGAAATGGCAGAATATACTCTTGCAGTTTTCGGCTATTTAGGCAGTCGAAAATGCTCCTCTGCCCTTAACATGTCGCCAATAATAGAAGGACGCTTTTATGAGACCCCTTAAGGCGGAGGAGCTTCTTTTAAATAACCTTTAAAAACGATTTAAAATGAAAGAAAAACCAACACATTACTATTGTCTCTGTACGAATAATAGTAAACCTAAAAATAAATTACAAGAAGAGTTTTTAACCTTTCTAAAAAGTATGGACATGTCGCTTTATGAGGTAGATAAAATAGAAGATTTGAAAGTATATATATTCGAAAAAGCTGAGGAAATAAATAAAAAGTATAGTCGCTGCGCTCCTTTACAGATTTATTTTATAAGATATACGAATTATAGTCTTTACTTAGAAGGATTTGAAGCAGGAAGTCTACACTTAAGGGAAGCACACCTAATTGATATAAAAAACGGTTTAAAATGATTAGCACACGACAAATAAAAATTCTACAAAACCTCTTAGGAAAGAGGTTCAATGACAGAGAGGAACGGATAGCATTCTTATCAGATTCCGCTCAAAGAGAGTTAAGCTCTAGTAAGGAACTAACTGAAGGAGATTTCTTTGGGCTATTAGATTGGCTGGAGTATAATTACGCTAGGGAGGCGTATTTTGATAGCCATAACGCACAACACCTTAGCCTATTGGCAAAATGTCACGAATTGGGTTGGGTACGAGAGGATAATCCTAAGATTCCGGACCTTGGAAGATTGGGTAAGTGGTTGCTCTCAAAGAGGTGCCCTGTACAAAAGCCATTAATGGAAATGACTACTAAGGAAGTCAGTAAGGTAATAGGAGCGTTAGAAAAAATAATTGAGAAACGATATGAAAAGAAGAAGCGACAAAAGACAAGTGACCAGTGACAAATGCCCCCACAAGCACCAAGTGTTGCGCACGATAGGAGGGCATTGTACCGTAGCGATTACGGCTGTGTTTTGCCAAGATTGTGGAAAAAAACTCACTAAAACAAAAGTAGAAGTATAGATATGAAAATAGAACAATATCCAAGTTGGTTGGTTCCTGTAGGAATCGCTAAGAAACTTAAAAGAATAGGCTTTGATATGCCCTGTGAATTTTCCTTACCTTTACACCTATATGGGGATTTCGACATAAGGGAATTAGAGTTTGACTTTGAAAAGGATAACCATAATGACTATATAGATAAATTATCTATACCCACTTGGGAACAAGCCCTCGCTTGGTT